ATATCATCGCCTAAAGCCTGAAATGCACCTTTGATTCTTCCAAAATTCATAACCACGGCGGTAACCACGGCGCCGATTACGACCCCAATTAAGAGGACGGCTCCCCATTCTGGAGATGTAAGAACTGCTATTATCACGCCTATGGCCTCGGCAATTGATTCTAAAACACCAAATATTATACCTACGACTCCAGGTAAGTCTGCTAAGAAACCTAATATTATTCTAAAAAAGTTTACAAAACCACCGAATAATCGAAGTACCGTCATGATAATTCTGATAATAGGCATAAACGATTTAAAAACTAAACTTACTATATTAAATAAAAGCGAACCAAATCCTAATGTAAAAATATCTATAACACCGAGAACAGATTTAGCGACTCCACCTTTGCCGCCCGCGCCACCAAGAACGCCACCTGCCGCGATGGAAGCGATAGCAATATTCAATCTAGCTATATTCCATATAGCTATTCCAGCAGCAACGCCTATGGCAGCTAATGCTCCTTTAAATAAATTCATACTTTCTTCAGGATGAGCAAGTAATTCAGCGTGAATTCTTTCCAATGCATCGCCCAAACGATGAAGAAAGTCTGTCAATGGTTGTAAACCATTTTGACCAACTGTTTGTAAGATGTTTTGAAAATCCGTTGCAACTCGTCCAAATTGGAAATTAAAATTTTTCATCAAAATATCAAATGAAGTTTTGATATTAGGCTGCTTCACTTGTTGTTCTGCAATTCTTCGCGCAGCTTCGCGAGCTTGAGGAGATAGAGCTATATTTTCGAAACGCCCTCCTTGTTCGCCGAAAGCTAGTTTTAGTTCTCCTGTTGTTTTTATTTGGTCTTTCGAATTCTTTACTATTTCAGCTAGATAGTGTTGCATTTTATCAAATGCAAGTCCACCTGTAGCGGTTCTAAATTCGGATTTTAATTTACCGTCTTTACCGAAAATGCCAAGACTTTCTAAACCTTTTTCATTTTTTTCCGATGGTTTAATAAGAGTGCGGAAAACAGCATCTAATCCGGTACCACCTTTGTTTCGAAGTAGGCCCGATAGTGACATTACTGAAACTTGGCGAAGAATATCTTGTGAAGACAGTCCTAGTGCACGAGCATCGCCAGCGAAGTATCCGGCTTGAGTAACGATTTGACTTAGAGGTTTATTAGTATTGAGTTTTGTTTTCCAAAGTTCTTCCAACATATCATCAAGTGGCTTGCCAGAATATGCACCAAGCAAATGCGAAAGCGAGCTAAGACTTTCAACAGTTGAGTTTGGGTCCGCGTGCTCAGGACTACGATAAAGCAAGTCTGCGAACTTTGCATATGAAGGCAAAGCTGCAGTCAACATATTGTAATTGGAAAGGCCGTTATGCGCAGCCGTCGCAGCTAATTGTGCAACTTGGACCGACGACATTGAAGTAGCATCCGAAAGAGTTTGAATTGTCTTCGACAAATTTTCCATTTTGTCTGGAGCATAAGCTCCGGTCATTTTCAAACCACTCATGGCTTCTTGGAAATCTGCGGCTTGCTTGATGGCATCACCAATCAGCGCAACACCAGCTACGGCAAAACCACCAGCGATTTCGGCTTTCATTTTTAGATGCTTACGAGAAATCTCGTCCATCTTCAGTGAATAACGACTTGCCGCCGCCGTTTGGGCATCTATGAGGCCACGGGAACGGTCAAAAGCAATATTAGCCCGCGCAGCAGCTAGTCCAGCAGAGTTAAGATGACTCGATAGATTTCCTGATGCCAAAAACTCGATGCCAACGAGCCAATTCGCCATACTTTAGAACCTCATGACTTCTAAGCCGAGCATTTTGCCAATGCTTAATCCGGCAATCGTTACCGTTTCTTTGTTCGTTCGCTTTTGCGTAATTTGGAAAGCAGGTCGTGGAGGAACAGGTCCGCTTTTACCAATGTATCCAAATTCGTGATAAACCATTTTGATATCGTTTGTGCCGACCGAAGCTCTCATAAATCCAGTTTCGATGCCTATCGAATCTCTTAAAGAACCCGTTAAGAGAAGTGGATTATTTGGTGTAAATCCATAGCGTATGCGCCAATCTTGTGTTGCTGGAGCTAGAGGTATCAATTCACTTGGGCTTCCAATGACTTCATTTTTTAAATGAATACGATAATTTTCGGCAGCAGCAGCTACGCCCTCAGTCATCGCTAAAGGCGTAGCTATCGCTCTATCAAATAAGAAATCCGAAAAAGATTCTAAACCTTTAAATGTTTTCACTAGTTATATTTCCTGGTTGTTTGTTAATCCATTTTTGCTTTTCCCAATCATACTCATTGCCTTTTGCTAAACCTACCGCAATGTATAAAGCTCTTCGAGTTACTGCATTCATTTCTAATGCTTCTTTATATGAAACGCCTTGTGATACGAGTCCCGCAATCTCGGTGAAAGTGGGACTCAAAGCTAGTTTTTTACTTCTGTATCCATCGAATCATTGAATGTTGTAAAATACGCTTCAGTCAAACGGTCTAATTCGCGAGATTTTAATGTCTGTGCGATTAAATTAAACTGAAGGTTATCTTTTGGTGGAGCAAATTTTCTATCACCGATTTTGCGTACTGCAAAAATTGTGCGACAAAATGCCAATGAAATAGTATCTCCGCCACTCATCTTGTCCGCAGATAGCGCCTGAAGACCATTTAGTTCTTCAAGAATTACTTCACGGTCTTTTAGATAAACATGAAGTTCGTCGCCAATCAATTCCCATTTTTTCTTTTCTTCAGACTTTACTTCTACGTCGTTTTCGACTTCTGGGCTTGCTCCGATTTGAACTTTTGCCATTACTGGATTACCTCTTTTGAAAGATTAGAGTTGTCTATCTATAGAGATACGCTTTGGTCTGGCAGAAATAAAATAGGCCCGTGATGAAACGGACCTACTTTGAAAACCTAGAATGTGTCTTATGCGTTGATGACAACTCTTTGCTCTGCAGTGCCTTCGATTTTGATTTGAACGCTGTCGTCTTCTTTCCAATCGCCTGCACTTGAAATGCTAAGCAAGCAATTAGTAAAAGTGAATTCGTCCACTGTGCCTAATTGATTTTGGATGATTACGTTGACGGTATAGTAGTTTTGAACGCCACCGCTTTGATATGCTGATTCCTGAGCATATTCGAGGGCATCCAATGTACCGTCTTGGCGGTAGCAGTCGATTTCAAAAGTCCATCCATTGAAATGATTCTTATGGAAATAAACGCCGTTTGAATTAATAGGCTTGATTTCCGTCTGACCCTTAGTGGGCTTTGACGTAAATTGCATAATTTTTCCAAGCGGAACATTGTTGTTGTTTTGGTCAGCAATCGTAACACTGATATCTGCACCAGTATTGAATGCGCTATTAATTGGTGTAAAGCCAGCCATGTTTTATATACCTCTTAGGAAGCAACCGAAGTGGCAACAGTAACACCTTGACCACCTTGGAGAGTAACAACGAAATACTGAACGGCTGCGAGGTATTGAACCTGGAGCGTTGCCAACATATAACCTTGGGCTACTGTCGTAGGCGTGTTATTTGTTGTATCGAGAATTAAGCTATAAGCCGAGATAGCGTTCTGCGATAATAGATTTTGCATGAACCCGTTAATGACACCACGGGCTGCTGCACGAACAGGGTCATTTGTGTTATTGGTTTGACCTTGACCAACAAATTGCCCGAGTAATATTTCTAATGACGAGCTTAAGAAGTTGGTCATTCTGGTATAATTGATTCCGGTTTCACCAGAAATACCAGATGAATTATTACCGTGTGGAAGTCCATAAACGTTTCCACGAGGTATAGGATTGGTAATAGTTAAAATACCGTTTTGTTCTAACAAGCTCAAGTTAGCAAAACTGTAAGATACGCCGTTTTGGTCCGTACTAATGAGGTTTGAGAAGCCATTTTCTGGTTGGTTACCTGGCGATTGCCATGGTGGTAACGAACAAATTAAACCAAGAACCTCGCCGAGTGGTGATACAAGGCGTTGTTGATTGATTGATGGGTCGAAGAAGTAAATGAAGTCTTTTACAAGAGCAAGATTTACGCTTGCACCATTGTTGGCTTGTTTGCTTGCAACGGCTGCGGCCGGAGATGTTCCTGTTGGGAATGCCGCAATCGCCAAAGCTCCGATGCTTTGAGCATAAGATGCCATGCTGGAGAATGCAGTTGGGTCTGTGCATCCCGCCAAAATGAACTGAAAAACGCTCGCCGGAATGTTTTGCATACCAGGATTTGCGGTACCAGCTACGCCGAGCAACATCGCTGTGGTGATTGAAGCATCACCGTTTGCTCCGCCGCTCAAGAAAATTGCGCCAGAGCTTGGGACTGCTGAAGCGGTTGTCGATATTGTAGAAGCGGTAACGTAATTTGATGGTGGACGAACGCCACTCAAACCATTGTTTAAAGCGTTCGCCAAGTTCGTCCAGAATGTACCACCCGTATTAGGTAAATTCGGATAAAGTTCAGTTGGGTAACCAGCGCGTTGTACGGTTGCTGTCATGGTTGGAGCAGCCGCAGTTGAATTTGAACCAGTCGATAAAAGAACTGAAATATAATTGCCTTCGACACCAGTATACTTACCGGAAATCGTTATAGCATTTGCCGAAGCTGCATTGGTCAAAGTTACGGTTGAAAATTGTTGTGAACCGTCTACTACTCTAATGCCCAAGAAATTATTCGAACTATAGCAAGCAAAATAACCTTCAGTTACGAGATTATTTGCTCCAGCTAAAGAGCGTCCAAATGCGCTATAGAGAGATGAAGTATTTGAAAAAGGGGTAGGAATGCCGATTGGGCCCCAGCTTGCGGTTCCAACGATAGCGCCTTGATTCGAAGGTACACCTGCACTAGCCGTCGCTTGGGGTGATTGTTGAAATATATAAACGTCATCAACGGTTAAATTGTTGAGACTCCCTGTATTAATGATAATAGGCATAAGGGCACCCCGAAATAAAAGATTATCTAATTAGTAAATATGAAATAAAGGCTCACTTCGAAAAGATTAAGCATCTTGGAACCCTCAAGTTGTTAGGATATAAGCCAAAAAATGCGGATACTTACTACGGATTAAATCCATATCTGCATCTGAAATTTCTGTTCCTTTAGGCAAAACTCGATTTGCTATAATTAATTGTGATAAAGCGACGTTCATAATTAACCATCCACTATTGTCTTTATTACGGCTGATAATTGATTTGTGTACGTAGAAACGATTGCACCGATTTGTGTGGCCGTGGCGTATTCCATATTTCCATAGTTAATATCGAATAAATAAATGCCACGAAAAATGTTATCCGACGTTTGCTTTTCGTCTGACCACGTTGAATTTTTTAATTTGCACCATACATCAGTGCCATCGCCCAATGGAAATTTCGCCTTCGTTTTTGTGCCGATGTTTTGTATGATAATTTCATCTAAAGCATCGCGAATTTCTGGCGTTGGACACCAGGTATCGACTTGCAAAGTTCTATTTAAACGAGAAGCTTCTCGGGCTGCTTGTCCTTGACTACCTAAATTGACATGTAGGTTGGCCAAGGGTTGCGTTAAAATAACCGAATTGCCCGATACTGACGCACTAATCGTTTTCGCAGTTAAAGCGGCTTTAACGCCTTGCGCTATCGTTCCTAACGTATCAATATTCGAGACTTGATAAAAAGCTTCTGTTTCTGGTGAGCCCCACAATGCGTGGATGTTGGTAAGATATTGAGGTGTGCCACCAAATGTAATGGTTTGGCCCGAAACCGCTACCGTAAGAGTTGTTGATGGGGCCGTTATGGGCATAAAATAGGGCAACCACCCTGGCATTGGTGTTGCTCCGCTTCCGTCTTGCGGATATAAAGAAATAAAAACTCCCATTGCCGACAATATTTGCTCTAAGTCTTTTTGCATTGGAAAGCCGAACACAACTTGTGTAGGCGTCGTAAATCCAGCCGTATTAATAGCGGTATTAATGGCATTTCCTATGGACGTTGCTACTAACGTTATGCGACTAGGCATTTTTTACGCCTTTACTTCATTGACGATGCAAATATAGCCCGAAAGACCCGTGCCTTCGGAATCATACATTTGCACGATTTCGAATTGTTGGCCGTTACTCAGCAATAAATTATCCGCTTCAGCTATTCCTAGCCCCGGAATGTAGGGAATATAAGCAATATATTGCTGGTCAGGCAACTGATTGACGAAATCTGGTTTACGCATTGATTTAATACGTTGTGTTGGAGTTAAGCCGATAGGGAAAGATGCCGCATTCGCTTCGTCATCCGCATACGTAAAAACGCCATTAGTACACATTACATATGTAGAAGAAGCGTCTGTGGTACCGCCGTAATTCGATTGAAAAATCGAACCCGATTGTGGCATTTGCGCGAATGCGCCGCCTTCGGCAATCGGTCTTTGAATGATGCACGTTTGTTCGCATCGCACAAATAGCGTCGGCATCAATGGGCGCATTTGAGCTACCGCATAATATGCATTTTCAACCGAGTTTTGTTCTACTAAAACATCGCCCAATTGCATTTGGCGGTTATCGCACATGCCGTTCATCGTCAAAATCGAAAAAGATTCGCCTTCGATTACCGTTTTTGCAGCTTTACGCATCACCACAGGCACGTTCGTATAAAGAGGCAATCCCGAAAGAATGCCCCCTGCTGGAGTTAAATTTGTAACGCGATACAAATTATACGGCTGACCTTCGATTTGTGCCCCTAATCCTTGACCGTATTGCAAAAGATTGTTTAGCGAAGCATAATTTGGCATTATATAACGAGCCCGCCTCCGCCACGTTTATTTCCCGAGCCTGTCGGAAAAAGTGGGACGCCGAAGAAATCACTTAATTGATTGCGCCAATACGTATAAGCATAATATCGTGCCACTAATTCATCAGAACGCAACGTCACTTGTCCGACTTGCGCTACCGATAAGTTATCCGACACAGCACCCATTCGTGACTGCAAATAATCGCAAATATTTAAATATCCATAAACGGTAACAGGACTTGCGCCAACCGTATTTTGGTCGTTGAATGTCACTTGTGGGAACGTAAAGTTGCCTTGTTGAGCAACGAATACGACGGTTTGGCCTGTAGAATTTGCAGTTACCGTAAATGGCACTTGGGCATAGGAATATGATATAACTTGAGCGTTTGGGTTAACCACAAAGGGAACGAATGGTTCTTTTACGCCCGGTGCTCCAGCAGCTACGATGCCGAACGATGCAGCATTAACGAGATTGGCTACGTTTTCAACGATAGTAACCGTCGTATCACCCGATACCACGGTATAAGTAATCGTATTCGTGACGCCGTTTTGTGTGTATCCAAACGTAAGAACGTCGCCCACATGAGGATTTCCGGCCACGCCTACTGTTGAAATGGGCAAACCTAGCAGCCGTGCTTCTTCAGACGGCTGTAAGTTATTCATACGGTATTCAAGTAAGCCGACTTGTTCATAGAAACGCCAGCCGGTGATTGCGCCAATACCGGAAATACCCGCAACGGGTTCGCCCATATGAATTCTACATTGCGTCTTTTGATATTCTTGCAGCATCGCGCACCTCCGACGTAATCAGGGACAATAATTTAAAAAATTACTGACCGATGGAGGTTGAAGGCACCATAATGCAACCGAGTTGATTCAAAAGATTTAAGAAAACAGGGTCCGAAACCAAAAGACCATTACGGACTAAAAGAGGACCTGATGCTGTCGTAAATTTTTGGTCGCCAATAACGTAGTGGGGAACTGAAGGTGAGAAAGCCATGTTATACCGCCTTATTTAAGAAAGAGGAGCGGAGCTTTTATTACTCCACTCCTCTTTATGTGTGTCTTAGGAACTTGCGTTATAAGCGAGCTTATACTGCAACTTCGATTTGAACCGCTCTCTTGTAACGGCTTCCGTCCGAGGTCGGAATGACTGTTGCATTTGAGAGAACGTCGGTCGGAGCGACGAATCCGCAAACCCAGCGCCACGTCTGTGTGATAGTATCCGCGAAACGGTTGAGTGGTGGACGAGTGATAAGAATAACGTCTTTCACACGACGGAAGTCCGCAATCGAATCCATCGACTTCGCACGTTCCATTGCGGTAAATGCGCCTTCGAAAGGACAATTTTCTAACGCACCTTGACCAACCACGATGGCACGTTTTGCAACGTGAATTGAGTTTGGAATGGTGAATGTTGGGATTGTGGTTGAGGAAACGAATTCTAGACCAACACCTTTGGCGATAATACCTTCGGTGAAGACTGGACTTACGTTCCACGTACCTTGAGTTGCACGAATGAATTGTGGGTCCGCATAAAGTTGATTAAGAACTAATGGGTCCACGATACATGCGTACATGCCGTTCTTCATTGGGCGAATTGCTCGTGAGGCCAACTTCGCTTTTGCGGTTGTAAACTGGAGCAATGAAGCGGTATCAGCGGCATTTAAGTCGTTACGCGACACTTTGCCGTTCGGACGAACGATATACGCACCGTCCGAAGCAATGAGAGCATCACCAGAGGCGATTGAGAATCCACTCAATGCTGCTGAAAGGGTCAAAGTACCGGAGGCACCGTATGCACCTGATGCGATGTTTGCAGTTGAGGTGTTGGTACCATCGAATGCAACGCCTATAACGTTGAACGAACCCTTGTATGCGCCGTAGGTGGTTGAATTTAATCCGCCATATACGTTGACTGTTACGGGGTACGAACTTGAAGTAGAAGTTGGAGGTCCATAAATCGACGTATTATATGTGGTATCGAAACCATACACATTATCTACATGAATTGAAGTACCAGCACCAGAAGCCAAAGCTGCTGTAGTGAAGGTCGCACCAGCTTCATACGCTTTGTGTAAAGCGAACGCAGCAGCGGAGTCCACCGTTTGTGCGGCTTGTACTGCGAGCTTG